GAGTTTGAAGGCTATAACGGCACTGCTTGGGCTTCTGTGGGTGGAGCAGCACTGGTCAATGACACATCGACCGCAAGCAATCTGTTTCCACTTTTTGCAACTGCTACGAGCGGCACGGCGGCTACGCTTAACACCAGCAATGCGAAGCTGCTTTATAAGCCAAGTACTGGCGAATTCCAGTCAAGCGAGATCGTGGCTGGTAACGGAATCTTTGTGAACTCAAAGACTGTAAGCGCAAACTATACTGTGCCTGCAGGTTCAAACGCCCTATCGTCAGGGCCTGTAACCGTGGCTGATGGAATAACCGTGACAGTGTCCGATGGCTCTGTCTGGACAGTGATTTAAGGAGAAGAATATGCCCGTCGTAATCAACGGAACAACTGGTATTACCACGCCAGACCTCGATTCAACCGCAGACATCAGCGCGAATAGCGTTGTTTTGGGTGAGGGTGGTGGAAGCGTTGCAACAAATGTTGTGGCAGGTGCTGGCGCGCTTAACAGCAACACTACAGGCGCAGGAAACACGGCGCTGGGTTGGCAATCTGGATTTTCAAATCAAACCGGGAATTACAACACGTATATTGGCAGAACTGCTGGGTATACCGCAACAGGTGGTAACAATACATTTGCTGGGTTTGCTTCTGGGTACAGCGTTACTACCGGACAAGGAAACTCATTTCTTGGCAGTCAAGGTTCTACTGGTGCATATGGAGCTGGGTTCTATGTAACAACAGGCTCAAACAACACAATTATTGGCGCTTTTACAGGAAATGATGCAGGGTTAGACATCCGCACAACAAACAGCAATGTTGTGCTGTCGGACGGAGGCGGTCTTCCGCGTCAATGGACTGATAGTACAAATACAACTTATCGCTATGGTGCTAATGGTAATTTCAGTTTTAGCAAACAAATCACTGGTCAAAAAACCGCTGGTTCAAGTGGCTCTTCTAACAAACTTGTTCAGATTGGCCCAACTTGCGCTTTGACTGTAAAAATTATGGCAATCCAAAGTGGTAATGAGTCAAATTCAGCGCAATTGGTTGGAAATATTACTGTTGCATATGGTGGTGGTGGAACTGTGGCTGGCCAATCTGCTGCAACGCAAGGAAACATATCTGGTATTTCTATTGCTTATGATAATGGTGGCTCGCCGATTTACACCATCAATTGCACACTTACATATTCTGGCGCAGCACCAACAATCTATTACGTGATTGAAGGTCTATCAACCTACGGATTCACACCACTGTAATTGGAGAAAAATATGACAACATTTAACTGGAATATTGCGACGCTGTACACGCTTCAACAACCAGACCCAAACTATGTGGTAACAGCGTTTTGGTTTGTCGATGGTATTGATGGTGATTACTCCGCAAGGGTATGCAGTCAAACATCTTTTGACTCCACCCAGTCAGGCACTTTCATTCCTTACGACCAACTCACCGAAGAGATTGTTATTGGTTGGGTTCAAGCTAGCATGGGTACTGAAGGCGTTACTGACGTTGAGGCGGCCGTTCAAAAACAAATTGATTTATTGAAAAACCCTCCAGAGGCTCCTCAAAGCCAGCCTCTGCCTTGGGCGCAACAAGGAGCGCAGAATGTCTAAAGTCCAACTACAAGGTAATGCGTCCGGCACAGGCATCTTCACGATCGCCAGCCCAAACAGCAATACCGACCGCACACTGACACTGCCAGACAATACTGGCACAGTTATCACTACTGGCTCAACTGCTGGCGTGTCTCAGGCTATGCTTGCTTCTGGTGTGGCAGGTAATGGCCCATCTTTTAGAGCGTATCAAGCAACTGTTCAAAATATTTCAAGTGGAACCGCAACTAAATATATTTGTGATGTTGAAGTTTGGGATACTGCTAGTTGCTACAACCCAGTAACAGGTCGCTTTACACCCAATGTTGCGGGTTATTATTTAATAATGGCATCTCTTGGTTGGTCTGGCTTAGGAAACACAAATACAAATATTTACATTGCAAAAAACAGTGTTAATTTTTCAAATCCTGTAACCACCTCAAACTATTACAACACTTTACGATTATTCAATGCGTCTGGTGCTCAAAATATTATTCTTCAATCTCAATTGATTATTTATTTTAATGGCTCAACTGACTATATTGAGGTTTACATTGACCAATCTACTGGTTCAACTGTTGCAACTGCTAATTCAACAACTGGCGAGAGTGACCGTTGCTGGTTTGAAGGCGCATTGATAAGGGCTGTTTAATATGACTTTATACGAAAAACTTATTCATCTATATCCATCACTGACAAACTCGGATTTTAGTCAAGACGATGGCTCAATCCATTTGCGCAACGACTCTGATGGTCGAGGCGACTACATTGCAAAATGGGAACACCCAACACTGCCTCGTCCTACTGACGAGCAACTTGCAGGAGAGCAACCATGAGTTTCGGCACAATCCAAGCAGAAAAGATGACCACAGAGTCTGGCTACTCGCTGGGCGCTGGTAATGCGTCGTCGTTCAAGAATCGGATTATCAATGGGAATATGACAATCGACCAGCGTAATGCTGGAGCCGCAGTGACTACAACTTTGACTTATCCTGTTGATAGATTCGCAGACCAAATAACTTATGGCTCTTTGTCTTTCCAGCAAAGTTCTACGGCTCCTGCTGGCTTTAAAAATTCTGTTGCGGTAACCGTTACAAGCGGAGGTACTATCTCTGCGTCTGACAGAAATGCTCTTTCTCAGTGGATTGAGGGATACAACATTGCGGATTTAGATTTTGGCACTGCCAGCGCAAAGTCTGTTACCTTATCTTTTTGGGTAAGGTCAAGCCTAACAGGTACATTTAGCGGATGTCTGAGCAACAATGTTATCAACAGGTCTTTTGTGTTTACCTACACAATAAACGCCGCAAACACTTGGGAGCAAAAGACTGTAACTGTTGTTGGTGAAACCACAGGCACTTGGCAGGCAACAACTGGTCAAGGTCTGCGCGTCGCTTTTGATTTGGGAACGGGAACTGACAGACTTACTTCCACAACAAATGCTTGGCAAAACGCAGACAACAGAGGCGCAACTGGCGCTGTGCAATTGTCAAACACAACTGGCGCAACTTGGTTTGTCACTGGCGTTCAACTTGAAGTAGGCACTGTAGCCACATCGTTTGACTTCCGTTCGTATGGTACTGAGTTACAGCTTTGCCAACGGTATTATTGCGAGCTTGGAAGACAGATTGTTGGTCGAGCAGAATCAGGAACAATAACAACAATGGTCGCTGGGTTTCCTGTCAAAATGAGAGCAAATCCGACTGTAACTGTTATTAACTCAGCACTCGCTATTGCAGTTCCAGGTCTCACATCTTCAGCTGTGTCATCAGTGCTTACAAATAATTCTACTGATAATGCAACGAGTCTTGGGATTCAAACTAGTGGGTCAGCCATGTCTACTGGTGCTGTGACTGTTGGAAATATTGATCGTATTTTCGGTTTTTCAGCGGAGTTATAAATGTATAAATTATCACCAAATTTATTGGATGGAAGTCCAGCGCAAAGTGTTAGAAGATTGTCAGATGGTGCTTGCATCCCATTCGACCCAGCCAACACAGACTACCAAGAGTACCTAAAGTGGGTAGCCGAAGGAAACACTCCGCTTCCTGCGGATCAAGGAGCTTAAATGGAAAACATGCAGATCAGCGTTAAGCTGCTAAACCAGGTCCTCGGCTATTTGGGCAATCGCCCTTATACCGAGGTGTTTCAATTGATCGAGGCGCTTCAACTTGAAGCCAAGAATCAGCCGCATGCCGATCAAGAAGAACGCCCAGGGGAGTGATAGGATGAATGTAGGAGAAGTTGCTGCAGCCTTATCGACTCACGAGGCTGTTTGTGCAGAGCGCTATAAAAACATCGAGCTCCAATTTAGGTCTAGTAACGCCAGACTTAAACGTATGGAGACGATCATGGTCGGTGCAGCTGCTGCCATCATAGCAGCCGCCGGGGCAGTTTGTATGCTATTGATTCAACTGATTACAAAGTGAGTTTTTTATGAACATGCAAGACGTCCTAAAAGCCGTCATACCAATTTTGGTAGCCTGCATTGCATGGCTTTTAGGGCAAGTGGCTGATTTTTCTACTCGCCTAACAAAGATTGAAGGGGCGATGCCTGCCCTGATTACTAAAGAGGGTGTCCCAACAGACTCTCCTTTAAGTGCAGAAAAACGAGCCTTAATGAAAGAACAGATCTACAAAGACATCAACGAGCTTCAAGTCAAGGTAAAGCTACTTGAAGAACGTGAAAAGATAGGGAAAAAGTAATAGTGAGCTATGTCAGACGAACTGGGGTTAGCAGCTGGTGCCAAGGGTATCAGCGAAGGCTTTAAGACAGGGCGAGAAGCCGGTAAAGAGATCGGCAAGAACATCGAGGATGTTCAGAAGGAAGCGGTAGATGTAGCGAAGGAACGGGCAAATGCCAGAATTCGCGAGCGTAGGGAAGCAGAGTTAAAGAAGGAAAGGGCGATATTTAAGGCCCTTGAGGAGTACAAACACCGAAAGAAGATTTCGGACGAGGAGTATAAGTTACGGATTGAGTTTATCAAGCAGTATGGTACGAAAGAGTGGCAGAAGGTGATAGACATCAAGACCGAGATTGAAAAGTTGCAAAAGGCAGATAAAGAGTATTTTGACTCTGAGTTGTCAAAGGTTCGTTGGGTGCAGTTCTGGTGTTTTTTAGTAGCTGCGTGGATTTCATGGTACATCGTATGGGGGAGTAAATAATGTTTCCGTTGACCGCATTAGTTGATGTTGGGATGAAAGTCCTAGACAAGTTTATTCCTGATCCAGAAGCAAAAGCCAAGGCTCAGCAAGAACTACTCAAGATGCAGCAAGAAGGCCGCTTGGCTGAGTTGAACGCGGATAATATCGAAGCACAAGAACTGACAAAGCGTCAGTCGGCAGATATGGCTAGCGATTCTTGGCTGAGTAAGAACATTCGCCCGATGACATTGATCTTTATCTTGTTTGCTTACTTCTTGTTTGCGATGATGAGTGCTTTTGGACAAGATGCAAACCAAAAATATGTAGAGTTGCTCGGCCAGTGGGGCATGTTGATTATGAGCTTTTATTTCGGGGGCCGTACCCTTGAAAAGATCATGGATATGAAAGCTAAGGAAAAAGATGCAGCTAAGTAAGAACTTCAGCCTAGAAGAGATGATCAAGTCAGAGACGGCTCTCCGTCATGACATGGATAATACTCCAAAAACAACTGAGATTGCTAATCTAGTGGCTCTCTGCGAGAAGGTCTTGCAGCCTGTTCGTGATCACTACCAGAAAGGCGTGAAAGTCAATTCAGGCTATCGTGCTCCTGATGTGAATGCCAAGGTTGGAGGCTCTAAGACTTCTGACCACTGTAAAGGCATGGCAGCAGACATTGAGATTCCAGGGGTTCCTAACCACGAGCTGGCTAAGTGGATCAGTGAAAATCTTACGTTTACACAACTCATCTTAGAGTTTTATACTCTAGGTGTCCCTGACAGCGGCTGGGTGCACGTATCTTATGACCCGGCTGATTTAAAAAAACAAGAATTGACGGCAGTCAAACGTGACGGCAAGACAGTCTATTTGCCAGGTTTGGTTGCTTAAGGACAGACTATGCCACAAGCGATGACCTTTAACACCCTCAAAGATGACGTCAGGAGCTACCTAGAACGTGGAGGATCTGCCTCTACGGATCCTATTGTATTTGCGCAGATCCCCAATCTGATTACGTTAGCAGAGCGCCGTATCAGTCGTGACTTGAAGATTCAAGGTTTTCAAGCTGTCGTAGTGACGAACATGCAAGCTGGTGTTCCAGTCATGCCTAAGCCAGACCGCTGGCGCGAAACAATCAGCATGAACATCGGAACAGGCGTTCAATACAATACTCGCGTCCAGATCTTCACAAGAGCCTATGAATACGTCAGAAGCTATTGGCCCGATCAGACTCAGGTAGCGCAGCCTGTATTTTATGCAGACTACAACTATACAAATTGGGTCTTTGCACCGACACCTGATCTTGCTTACCCTGTTGAGATTGTCTATTACGAGCTACCGGCCTTGCTTGATGATGCTAATCAGACGAACTGGCTCACAGAATTTGCACCAAACTTATTGTTATACGCAACACTTTTAGAAGCGACCCCATTCCTAAAGAATGATGAGCGCATCCCTGTATGGACTAACATGTACGCTATGGCAGCCCAAGCGCTTAATGGTGAAGACCTTAAGAAGATCTTGGACCGTGGCGCCGTAAGAAACGAGGCTTAATATGACTGTCTTCACAAATATCTTCGGTGGCGATAACATCAGCCCATCAGACGTCAGCTATGTTGCTGTCACCCTGACTGCAGATAAGGCGTTTGATTGGCCACTTGAGACGGCTCCTTCTACAAACCTGATTGCTTCGATCATGGACGTGACTGCTTCTGCAGGCCCGTTTGCGATCATATTGCCTTCTGCTTTAGAGGCATCAACAGGTCAGACAATCCTATTCAGCAACGTAGGAGCTAACGCCTTTGTAGTCAAGAACAACGCAGGCACCCAAATACTAAACGCGTCTCCTGGTACTGTATGGCAGCTGTACTTGACAAACAATACAACGGCTGCAGGCACTTGGCAAGCTTATCAATTTGGGGCTGCTGTATCTTCAGTCAACGCAGCTTCACTTGCAGGAACAGGCATCATCGCTATCGGATCTGTGCTATCACAGTCCATGCCGGTTACCTCTTTTGGTACAAACTACACAACAAACAGCAACGACCGTGCAAGAACATTGATCTGGAACGGAGGAGCTGGCACTTTAACACTAACAGCCGCAGGGACACTTGGTGATAACTGGTTCATTAACCTACGCAACGAAGGTAGTGGTGCGTTACTTGTAGACCCTGCAGGAGCCGAGACGATCAACGGCTCTTCTTCATTGACTTTCCAGCCTGGTGACTCTGCTGTCATCTGTACAGACGGCGTCCAGTTTTACACGATCGGCTACGGCCAAGCCCCTGTCTTTGCATTTGACTACACATCCATTGACGTAGCAGGCTCTGGCAACTACACCTTGTCAGGATCAGAGTTAAATCGAATCGCTTACCAGTTTACCGGTGTCTTGACTGGTAACCGCAACATCATAGTGCCAAACACGGTACAGCAATACTGGGTGACGAATGATACGACAGGGGCTTACACGCTAACTGTTAAGACAGCCTCAGGTACTGGGGTTGCTGTTGCAACAGGAGCTAGAACCATCATGTATTGCGATGGTACAAACGTTGTGGCTGCAGACACTGGGGGCGTTGCCTTACCAATTCCAATTAACCAAGGCGGTACTGGAGCAACAACTGCAGGAAATGCCTTGATCAATCTAGGGGGTACAGCCACTGGTATTGCAATCTTTACGGCAGCTTCCCAGGGAGCAGCTCAGGTAGCAATCGGTCTAGATCCAATTCAAGGTGGAACCTACTAATGGCAACAACGCCTGTCATCATTCGTTCGCAGGCCGGTATTAAAAGAGATGGTACCAGGTTTGAGGGCGATTTTTACGTAGACGGACAATGGGTTCGTTTTCAGCGTGGACTGCCACGTAAGATCGGTGGCTATAAAGTCATCAACCGTTACTTGTCTGAGATCAGCCGCGGAATCAAGACTTATACCGAAAACAACTTTACCTACATCCACTCAGGATCTGCAGGTTCTGTAGAGCGTTTTAGGATTAACGGCAACGGAATCTCTAGCCTGATCACAAATAGGACCCCTGCTACCCTTGACGTCAGCGAGCAAAACCTTTGGCAGTTTGACGTAGTCTATGACAGCCAAAGCATACCGCCAGTGAATACTCTGGTAGCCCAAGTGGCTCCAAATGCCAATTGCATCTGTAATAATGAAGGCGGCCAATTATTCATTGGTGACCTTATAGGAACCGGGCTTCTTCAAGAAGTAACCACTTTCCCGTCAGGGGCTAATGTTAACGGTGGCGTCTGCGTATTGCACCCTTATTTGACTTATTTTGGAAGCGATGGCTTTCTTGGATGGTCAGTGGCTGGAGATCCTGGTGATCTTACAGGCGTAGGCTCAGGAAATGCGCGTATAGCTGCACAAAAGATTGTTCGTGGACTTCCACTTAGAGGTGGTCCAGGAAATGCCCCTGCGGGCCTCTATTGGTCCGCAGACGCTGTTATTCGTGCTTCCTTTGTCGGTGGTGCCCAGATATTCCAGTTTGACACAATCAGTAGCCAGTCTAGCATCTTGTCAGCCGCTTCTGTCATTGAATATGATGGCCAGTACTTCTGGTGCGGCACGGACAGGTTCTTGATGTTTAATGGTGTTGTTCGTGAGGTTCCTAACAATCTCAACATTAACTACTTTTTTGACGGCTTAAATAGGAATGCAACGCAAAAGGTGTTTGCCTATAAGGTTCCTCGTTATGGCGAGATCTGGTGGTGCTATCCACGTGGAGATGCGACTGAGTGTACCCATGCAGTGATCTTTAACATCAAAGAAGGTACCTGGTATGATACCGAGTTGCCTAACGGGGGTAGATCTGCAGGCGAGTTTTCACCTGTCTACGCGGCCCCTCTATTGACCGGCGTGCAGCTTTCAGACTTTGTGCCAAACATTCGAATCACTGAAAACGATAACATTCGAATCACAGAAGACGGTAATCCAAGGGCCATTCAGCCTGAAGAAGGTTTCAAGGTCTGGCAGCATGAGTTTGAGGCAAACGAGATCGATGGCCAAAACATCACAGCTGTCCCTTCTTTCTTTGAGACTGCTGACATGAGCTTTTTAGTCGGTGGCAATCCACAGAGCAAGTGGATCAGGGTCGAGATGATTGAGCCTGACTTTGTGCAGTCTGAAAATATGACAGTTCAGTTAACAGGACGAGCCAACGCCAAGGCGGGCGAAGTAGCCGGTCCTGAGCGTATCATCTATGCAACACCATCAGATCCTTACGAGCAGGTGGTCTGGTTTAAAGAAGAACGCCGAGAGCTTCGCTTTAAGTTTACTTCAAACACAATCAATGGTAACTACCAGATGGGCCAGATCATTGCCCACGTCGAACCTGCAGACGGAAATGTGCTTGGAGCTGTTGCAGGGGGTTCCACGTGATCACGCAGCCTGTTATAATAGGTCTCAGAGACTGGGCAGATCAAGTCGTACTCGATCTTGATAACTTTGGCCCTCTCGTGAGGCTAGACGATGAAACCAAATGGCAGGAGTGGGGCGTGCAATTCTGCGTTATCTCGGGATTGAGCCAAAAGAACATTCCTAATCCAAATGATTTTGACGACTGGCGTATTTGGGCACAACGCTTCGTACAAATGGTGGATTAAATGACAGAAAATGATTTCCTTAAGCTGCTGCATGAAGTAGCTAAAAAAGCAAAACCGTTTCACAACGAACTAAAACCCATAGATAGGATGGACATTCTGTTTACCGATGTTGGTCTTGATAGCCTTGACCTTCTGATGTGTACAGTATATCTCTGCGAAGTCTACGATGTAGAAGACGAGAAGAGCAAAGAGATGCAAGCTAAGACTCCACAAGAGTGCTGGGACTTTTTAAATGAGCATGGTCGTCGTAAACCTGAATCATTTGAACAAGCCGTGGGGTGGATTATATGAGAATCTTCTTGACTGAAAGCCGCACAGCTAGCACGACAGAGACTGAGGTCTACCAAGATCACGGTTTTCCGCAGCGCGTTCATTGGTTCCCTGATAGCTACGCAAGAGTCAAGACGGGACTTTTTAATCCTGCTCACGTCGTAGCAGAAAAGGTTCTAGATCCAGATCTCTTGAACCTTCTTCGCCAGACACAGACTGGCAAAACTGCTTTCATCTTGGCTTCTGGAAACAGCAACTTTGCCAACGAAGGTAGGAAGATGGGCAAAGAGAACAGCATGACTTTTAACTACAAGGTCTTGCCGTTGTCATTGACCCAGATCTATGCAGGCCGTATAGCCTCGCAGTGCGGGGAAATAGATCATACAGCAACCGACGCAACCGCGTGCACCTCTAGCCTCAAGGTATTGATGGATGTGCAGACCCTGATTAAGTTCTATGGGTTTGACCGCGTGGTGGTTCTTGCAGTAGAAGACCAGGTCAACAATATGACTCTACAGTTCTTTGGCGAAGCAGGAGCAACCCTTACAGAAAAGATGGCAGCGGAGCATCAGGTGATGCCTTCTGCATTTGATTCTAAGAATTTTGGCTTCTACATTGGTCAGGGGGCTGCTTTTGCAGTCTTTGAGAGTGAAAAGGCCTTAGAAAAGTCTGGTTTAATACCAAAAGCAGAGCTTCTAGGGGCTTATACAGCCACGGAGCTTCTGACAAATGCCATCGGGCAACGAGAAGATGGCCAGGGATTTACTCGGGCCATAAAAGGTACCATTGAAATTTGTCAAATTTCACCAGAACAAATTAAAATCGTCAAGACACATGGCACTGGAACAAAATCTAATAATGCAGCCGAAAAAGCATGTTTAGACCAGTTGCCTGGCAAGTTTGTAGCGACATCGTATAAGCAACGAATCGGCCATACGATGGGAGCGAGTGGACTTTTAGAGACCCTCTTGCTGTTCAATGATTTGGGGAAGGGCACTGTGCCTGAGATCTTGAATAGGACAGAAGAGGATCATGTATACCTCTCGCATCCGGTTGAAGTTCCTGATGGCATAGTGATGAGCTTGAGTGCTGGTATGGGCAATGTGTTCAGCGCCGCACTGTTCAACACAAGGATATAGATTATGCCATTGGTAGATAGCAAACAACAAATGCTCCAGGTCGGAGAGCTTTTAAAAATAGCCTCTGAAAATACGGAGTCAGAATACCCACCTGAATTCCTATATGCAACCTTCGTAAAAGAAGTGCAGATGCCTGACAGCAAGTTTTTGCGCTACGGCAATGTGTTGTACCTCATACACGGTTCACCCAAAGATCCTCGCAAGGGTCAGTTCAGAGCATTGAACGCAGACATTGCCCAAAATTTCCTAAACTCTGGTTTCCAATTCGTCATCGACGCATACAAAGCCGGGTTTGATGTATTGGTCACAGAATTTAAAGATCAAAGCCTATTAAATATCTTCCGAACTGTTGCAAAAAATCCTCCTAACCCTGGCATGGGGTATCAAGTCGAGATGACGCAAGA